TTTGATTCGGAGTAAATGACAATCTTCCATCAGCACCTTGATAGGGTTTACCTGGATGGAATAGAATATCTCCATAAACATAACCACGGAAGTCTGCAGGAGTTGCCTTTTCAAATATAGGCCACAGTGAAGCCATGTCACTAGCAAACTTCTCACGCCAGTCTTCTCCCTTGCCACGACTTAGAATAAATTGTTTTAATTCTTCTGGGCTAGAGCTCTTGCCTTCTTCACGTCCCCAGTTGTTTTTACCAACCATACGGAACGTGCCGTCTTCTTCACGTCCCCAGTAGACTGTGGGATTGCCGTCCCACTTGATGGCAACATCACTACTGTCCTGACTCATTCCTTTAAGAACCTCAACCGCACGACGAGCGCCACTAGGTTCTGTAAACACTAGGTCTTCTAAGTGGTTAAACTCTCTGCCCACTTTCTTAGGAGCAGGTGCTGCTTCAGCTTCGATTAGGAATTCAAATGCTCTCATTTTGTAATGTCTATCATTCTGCGCATCCAACCTATTGTTCCAGGTTGATAGCTTTCAAAGGCTTCGTTCTTTGGTAGTTCAATACCTTGCTTGCCCAGTGTTTCTCTTGCGCCTGCAATTAGTTCTTCGTAATTGGGCAGTTTCTTGATATAGTTAAGGATAGCATCGACTGAGCGGATATCGTTAACTGTGGCTGTTTGTCCTAGTAGCTGTTTGGCAATGTTATTCCAATCGTTGCCATCTGGTAGTAGTTCATCTGTTGTGGCATTTAGCAGTCCATGTTTAGGACTGTACTTCATACCTCTAGCACGAGCAATTGAGCTCAATACAATATGTCTGTGTTCACCGCGATACTCGCCTTGGCCACCAATCATACTGCCTTGTTGAAACTTTGGATTGGCTGAGAACATGAAGTCTGCTTGTACAAAACCGTTATCTGGATTGCCTTTGATAGGCACCTTCCAGTGTACGTTGTCACCACTTAGTTTAATATTTTCTTTGCCAAACTGTGCAATCAACTTGTCAGCAAACTCTTTCTTGTTTACTTCGTTAGCATCAACTGATAGGTCTAGGTCTCCCGAACTGTTGCGCTCAAATGTGCCATCTGGATCTTCTTTGCGTCCAGTAGTACCTAGCCACTTGACTGGTTTCTTGTCAGTAGCGTCTTTTTCTTTGGTAAAGTCTAATCCTGTAATTTTTTCAATGTAAAGAATAGTTTCTTCTACATCAGCCGTAGCAATACGCTGTGTTAATGATTGCTTGTCAGGCCCTTTAAATACGTTACCGCCTTCAAATAGATTACTTGTTGTCATTGGATTCTTCTAATTTCTTTTTGGTTTTACGTGCTTCTGCAAGTCTTCTTACTCCACGTGTAAACTTACTGGGATCTTGGCCTTTAATAGCATTAATAAGACGGCGCTCTAGCTCGTCTGCACTTTCTGCATCATAATGCTTGTGTATGCTTTCTAGCAGATTAATAGCAGAATTAATGATATTAGTAGCACGGCTTTCGATTAACGAATCAGTATTCCGTACTTCTGCTATTTCATTAAGTTCTTGCAGAATTGATCTGGTGCGAAGTTTCATAAGTTCATTCCTATCGTATATTTAACTCATTTTAAACAATAATAACATTGTACTGAAAAATGTGCGTTTGCACAAGCCCGGACTAAATACTCAGTAGAAACCATTAGTACTATAACACAGAGGACACACTATGAAATACATATCAAACAAGATGCTGGCTATGCTGGAACGATTAGCAGAAATGTTCCCAGGGTCTAGCTATCAAACTCGCTTAGATGCATATCTAAGCACCAAAGGCATTACCGATGCCGCACAGTTGGAAAACTACATCCGACAATTCAATTCTCAAAAGGAAAGCTATCTATGAAATCATTTTTAAACGCATTATACGAAATTACCGTAAGCATTGGGCAGGCTAGAGCCGCATCAGCATTGGCTCGTGCCGGTAAACTAGAAGAAGCCAGAGCATTAATGGTTAAATAACTTTGTAGAATGCCTTGCTATTTGTCAGCAAGGCATATATACTAATACAATGTTCAACGCATTGTTAAACATACACACACAAGGAGAAATAAAATGTTTATTCACAATCAAATCATCGACGCCGTTCAAAGTGGCAAGAAGCAGTTCGTTAACACATTCGTACAAGACGAAACATTTAAAACAGAACTAATTAAACTTATCGATGCTCAAGCAGTCGCTGCCAAAACTTCAGTCGAAGCAAGTCTAGCAATTGCACAAGCATTTACCAAACAGACAACAGATACTTTAAAATCTTTTGTACCTGCATATACTAAGTAATACCGACATTCACATACACACAAGGAGAATATTATGTCAAATTTTGAAACACCAAAACTACCAGAAGTTAAATTTAACAAGAACGGCTACGAAATCCGTACAGATATTCTTGGCATGGCTAAGAGCCTAGTGCAAGATGATTTCCATGCTAAGTTCCAAGGTTGGGAACTAACAGCCAAGCGCGATGAAAAGACAGGTCAACTAGTTAGTACAGTTGAAATGCCTACATTCCCTGGTTTGGATAAAGTATTAGAAACAGCAGAAAAAATGTACGCATTTGTAAATCAAGGTACAAGTTCAAAGAAGTAATTATAGAACAAATTTCCGCATAGCGGATTATATTATATTATAGTAAAAGAAAAAGCACCCTTCGGGGTGCTTTTTTTATGTTCTTAACTTTGCTAGATGCAGGAAGTTAAATATTTTAAACCAAAACCAACCAATGTCAAATTCAAACCACTTGCGGCTCAATTTTGGATTTCCGGGTTCTAAGTGATGGTTATTATGAAGTTCTTCGCCACCAATAATAATACCAACAGGACTAATATTACGACTATTATCTTTTGTAGTTCCATTTTTATATCCCCACCAATGTGCCGCACCATTAACAACTCCAGCAGCCCAAAATGGTATCCACAACATTTGAATACCCCACACCACAGTCCCCACGGCCCAAAGAGCAATAGGTCTATGACCAACATTAAAAGAATGCCCAGGCGACTGTGGCGGGTGTATAGGTTTCGTTCTATCCAATCATTCGGTGTGCCTTTGCCGTAGGAAACAATCATCTGTGCATCTTTGGCAGCAAGGTAATAGTAATAAACTCCACGGAACATGATATTCTTTATACCAAACACCACTGGGCTATGTGGATCTCCTGGTTGATCAGAGTTTTGATGATGTTTGCGATGTATAGCAACCCATTGTTTAGTTACCATGCCAGTTGTCATCCATAACCAAAAACGCATGAAATGACTGAGAATTGGATGGAATTCTATGCCCTTATGTGCCTGTGATCTGTGTAAAAATAATGTAACACATACAATAGTGATATGTGTCATTATTAAGGTTGCTAAAATTGTATTCATCTAGTACTTAGTGTATTGACTTGTGAGTTAAAGTATGCTATAATAGCAGTATGAAAAACAAACTTATACTCACAGACGCAGACGGAGTTCTACTAGATTGGGAATGGGCATTCTCAGTTTGGATGCAAGAACGTGGTTATACACTTACCGCAGATAATAAGAAAAGCTATTATCTACATCATCACTACAACGAATTGGAAGAAAAGGATGCCAAGAAAGTTGTAAAAACTTTTAACGAATCAGCAGCCATTGGATTTCTTCCTGCACTTCGTGATGCAGCCCATTATGTTAAAAGATTGCATGAAGAACACGGCTATGAATTCCGTGTTATTACGAGCCTAAGTCTAGATAAGAACGCACAGAAACTGCGTGAAATGAATCTGCGCAAGTTGTTTGGTAATGCCATTGAAAGTGTTATCTGCTTGGACACTGGTGCAGACAAAGACAAAGCATTGTTCCCCTATCGAGACAGTGGCCTGTGGTGGATTGAAGACAAGCCGCAGAACGCCGATGTTGGATATTATTTAGGTTTGAAGTCGATTCTTATTGAACACGGGCACAATATGCATCACGACTGCGGCTACCCAATTGTTAAAAACTGGCGTGAAATTTACGAGCTCGTTACAAAAGAATAAATACTTGCGGGGAGTAACTAGCCAACACGGGTTGGCTTTATATATCGTCAACACGGCTAGAAAGCTCGGTATATAGACAAAGCGGTGAGACCATAAATTTCAAGGAAAAATATGGAACTCTTCACACTTCAAGCCCTGTGGGCTTTTTTAGCTATCATTTTGATAGACATTGTATTAGCCGGTGATAACGCTCTTGTTATCGGAATGGCGGCTAACAAATTACCAGACCACTTACGCAAGAAGGCAATCTTTTGGGGGACCTTTGGTGCTATCGCTATACGTTTTGTATCAGTTGCGGCACTAACATACCTACTAATGATTCCAGGCTTACGTGCTATCGGTGCTGCCGCATTAATATGGATCGGATGGAAACTGGTATTCGATTCAGGCGAACACAACGTCGAAGCCAAGGACACCTTCTGGGGTGCAATTGGTACTATTGTAGTTGCCGATGCTGTTATGGGCATAGACAACGCACTAGGTATTGCCGCTGCCGCTAATGGAAACTTTGTACTGATTATTGCTGGACTATTAATCAGTGTTCCAATCATCTTGTTTGGTGCAACACTGGTTAGCAAGATTCTACAACGTTGGCCCGATGCAGTATTTGTAGGATCGTTTGTCCTATTTGCCGTTGCCATGTTAATGTTAATGAAAGAACCATTAATGGCTGCATGGTGGGCTGGGCTTGTTCCATGGGCCGCAGCTATTGTGCCTTGGGCAGTAGCATTAGTTATTACTGCTGTTCAATACAACAAGGCTCGATTACAGTTGCATAAACGATATTTGTTCAAGTCATAAAAAAGCCCCGGAAGGGGCTTTCTTGTATTATTGCTCACTTAGGTCGCCATTCCGGGGCACGACTCCCATAACAACCTGCCCAGCAGCCGGGCCACACTTGTAACGCAAAGCGTTCCTAAGGTAGTGTGATCTTATTGACACCAACTTTGTTTAGCGTCACCATAATACTCACGTGCTAGGCCATTGGCAATTAGACCTTGGCGAATGCTCTGTCCGTTTACCAAGATGTCTCCCAATATACGGCCACCAAACTTATCC